AAGTCTGCTTCTTGGCAGCAAACTATTCTGTTTCCCTTGATTGTCAAGCAATAAGGACAGTAGTGGATGTCAGAAAACTCTTCCACATAGGTCTGGAATAGTGTTTTCATCAGTGGAAACTTTCATAAGCCATTGTCCACAGAACATCACCCGCCAGATCGGTGAGCTTGTTTAACTCATCTTCTGTCAATGGTGTTCCATCTTCGTAGCATCCACTTGAGAAGTAGGCATCAGAGAAGTCTGGGAAGTCTCTGCTATCTACTCCATCTACTTCTAGGCCAACGACCTTTTTTCCATTAAGTATTGGCATCATTCGCCCCTTGCTTTCAGCATTGCGTCTGCTACTTTGTAAGAATTGCGGGAAATGTCACCTTCGTGGTTGTATTTTTCAACAAATGCTTGCATAGCCTTAGCCGCAAAGTAGTCACGCAAGGTCATGCCTTGTTCGGTAATGTGCGCTACCCCTGCTGGAGCAGGAAACGCTGGTTGGTTTTTCATATTCACTCCTATTTGTTTGTCAAAAATGTGGGTTATTTGTTGCCCACACCCATAATGTGCCACAGGTTTTACAGAAAATATCTAGGGATAAACCCTAATAGACAAGCATAAAAACAACAGTAGTATTCTGAGCATGAAAACTGAAATACTTGAAAAAAGATGCGCTGAAGCCTTGCTTGGGTACTCTCAAACAATGGCAGATGCTTATACAACCGAACCAGAGGACTTTGATGCGGCTGTAACAGCTTTGCTTGCTAGAACGCTAGAACTCCATCTAAACCGAACAATCAACCTGGAGAACCTTTACAAATGACACAAGAAGCCGTTATCAGATGTCTACAAAATGGACCACTTACATCCTACCAATTAGAAGACTTGACAGGCATACCCAGACTATCCATTGCTGCTTGTTGCACAAAGATGAGCTACAAGAAAAAACTAAAAATCGGAAAAGTTAAGATGGGCCGTTCTTGGGTTTCTAAATACACTTTAGAGCCGCACATGATTGAGGTTAAAAAGGTAGAAGAGCCACGTGACTTTTTGAACCCGTTTGACATTAGAAACGCACAAGGCATCTTTACTAAGTCTGAATATGCGACTATGAATGCCCAAGCTGTCAGATTGCTTGGCAGACAACCAACAAATGAAATTACCAACAATCAATATATTTGATACAATGTTTTGAAACACGGCTAGGTGGGGAGTAATTATCCCACCGAAAAGGGTTCCCACTTTTTCCCCTGCCGAGGTTTCTTTTGCTTTTAAGTGGCTTTTAAAGTGGAAAAATTATGGAAAACGTGTCTTTATATGGCGTGGATTTGTTTGGCGAAATTATTAAGCCACAAGCGTCAGGAGTAGTAGCGCAACGCTTTACCCTTCCCCCGTTCACAATTCTTGATGCCCGTCAGGGTGAATGGCAAGAACGAAAGAGGGCTTGGAAATCATTAGGTATAGAAAGCGAAGTTGGCAGAAACAAGTCTTTGCTTTATGCCGATAACAAAGCAGGTTCTTACGATTTCTACAGAAAAAAAGAAGGTATTAGAGAAGAAAACACAGAGTTAAATACAAGTATTTTTGATCCTGTTCTTTGTGAGTTGGCTGTTAAATGGTTTTGTCCTTATCAGGGACAAGTTGTTGATCCATTTGCAGGTGGCAGCGTAAGAGGTATTGTTACCGCTGCACTTAACAGAAACTATTGGGGTTGTGATTTACGTCAAGAACAAATTGATGCAAACTGTTTGCAGATTGATAAAATTGAAACACCCGTAAAGCCTGTTTGGGTATGCGGTGATAGCATGGAAATGCTTTCCCAAGCACCTGATGCCGATATGGTATTTTCATGCCCACCATATGGTGATCTAGAGGTTTACAGCGATGACCCTCAAGACTTATCAAACATGGAGTGGCACACATTTTTAGCTGCTTATAAGCGAATCATTTTTCGTTCAGTTAAAAAAATGAAAGATGACACATTTGCTTGTTTTGTTGTTGGCGACTTTAGAGATAAAAAAGGTTTTTATCGCAATTTTGTAAGTGAAACAATTGATGGCTTTGAGCAAGCAGGTGCTTTTCTTTACAACGAAGCTATTTTGGCTACAAGCGTTGGGTCTGCATCTATGCGTGTTACTAAGCAATTTGAATCAGGTAGAAAGATGGCAAAAACCCACCAAAATGTGTTGGTGTTTTGCAAGGGTGATTGGCGCACAGCGGTGGCAAAAATTAACAAATCTGAAGAAAATCAGGGTTAATTTATGCACTATTACAAATTTAACATTGCGGATTATCGTAAAGATACTGGTCATTTATCAACCATTGAACATGGCATTTACCGCCAGTTGATTGATTGGTATTACCTTGATGAACAACCAATTCCTGAAGAAACCCAAGTGGTTATAAGGCGGTTACGTTTGGGTTCTGAAGAGGTTAAATTTCTTCAAAATGTTTTGTCAGATTTCTTTGTTTTAGGCAAAACAGGATATACACACAAGCGCATTGAAGTAGACATTAAAGACTACTCAGAGCAAGTAGAGAAAAACAAGAACAATGGGAAGCTAGGTGGTAGGCCAAAGAAAACCCAGTCGGTTATTCTTGGGTTGCCAAATGAAAGCCAAAATAACCCTAACCAAGAACCAGTAACCATTAACCATAAACCAATTAAAGAGAATAAGCGTGGCTCACGCCTCGCCCAAGATTGGTTTCTTAGTAAATCAATGGGAGATTGGGCTACTCAGGAAAGACCTGACCTAGATGTTCGTCAGGTTGCTGACCAGTTCAAAGATTATTGGGTTGCCCAAGCAGGTCAAAAAGGTGTGAAGTTAGATTGGGATGCAACATGGAGAAACTGGGTACGCAACACCAAAGCTGTTAAAGCAAATCCCTATGACGTTGGAAGGCTCACAGTTGCGAGAAGTAATGAGCCTGATCCTGCTTTACTAAAGATTGCAGAAGACGCAAAAAAAGCCGCACCTATTCCGCTAGAAACATTGGCTAGGATGGCTCAAATAAGGCAAAAAGCATGAACTACTATGAAGCCATGAGACTGTTAGACAGGGTGAAGGAGGGTGTTCCGATGCCTTTACGCCTCATAAATGAAGCGTTAATCCTAACTGGCGACTTGGATGAGTAGGGTATGTACCAATGGTATACAGCAGAAAAAACATATCAAATGCGGGAGATAGGGTGATCTTGGAGCAAGCAGAGGCTAGGGAACTCTATCGCAATTGGGAATGGGGAAAGAATCGTGATCTGATTCGTGCCAGATTAGAGAGAGCAGAGCGCATCTATGGTACAGGTGCTAGAGACAGGATCAGGGAATATATGAACAGAATTAAAGATGGGACCCTTGAATGACATTTATGGTAACTTTTAAAGTAGACGCTGACCCTGTTGGCAAGCAAAGGGCAAGGTACGTCAAAAGGGGGAACTTTGTCAGCACCTACACCCCTGAGAAGACAAGAACCTATGAAGCTTTAATCAAAGAAGCTGCAATCGAGGCAATGGGTGCTTCCGAGCCATTGGAAACCCCTGTTAGCCTTTATCTCTACATCAGAGTGCCAATCCCTAAGTCATGCACTAAAAAGCGCCTAGAAGACATTGCCAATGGATTGGAGAAGCCAACTAAGAAGCCCGATTCAAGCAACATTCTCAAAAGTGTAGAAGATGCAATGAATCAAGTTGTCTACAAAGATGACTGTCAAATCATCAATCATCACATTACAAAGGTTTATTCAAGTCTGTCAGGTGTTGATATTTGCGTAAAAGAATGCCTAGATTAGGGTAAGTCCCTATGGTATTACGCAAACAATTAGGTAATATTTAATTTTTAACAGGAGTAAATTATGCAAAGCACTTGGGAATTTGATACCACTACGGGAGCAGGTAGCGAAGTAGTGACAGTTGTTTACGAATATGAGTTTGATGGCGAGACAACATACAACGAATCAATCAAAGAGATTTGGTTTGGGGGACGTAACGTCATTGGCCTTTTCTCTGATGAGCAGTTTAAAGAGATGGACATGGAAGCTGCTATGCGGTTCCAAAGCCACAAACTAAACTACAAAACAGAAGACGTATGATTAAAAAAACAGAACTTTTAATTGGTTGTGGATCTAACCACACCAAAAAGATGGCAACAGACAGAACAACTGGTTTTGATAATTTAACCACTTTAGACTACAACGCTGACCACAATCCTACTGTTGTGTGGGACTTGATGGTTCTGCCATTGCCATTTCCCGACAACGAGTTTGATGAAATCCATGCTTATCAGGTGCTAGAACATCTTGGTCAACAGGGTGACTACAAACTATTCTTTGCTCAGTTCTCAGAGTTCTGGAGACTTCTCAAGCCAAATGGTCACTTTCTTGCAACTTGTCCATCAAGAAGTTCAGTTTGGGCATGGGGTGATCCAAGCCATACAAGAATCATGCAGCTTGAACAACTGGTGTTCCTGTCCCAAGATGAGTACAAGAGACAGGTTGGCAGAACACCCATGTCCGACTTCAGGAATATCTACAAAGCAGACTTTAAAACTGTCTTCCAAGAAGAGGATGATGACATCAGGTTTGTACTAAAAGCCATAAAGAATTGATTTTGTAGCTATAATTCAAGCCATGAAACAACGTGGCGGTTCAAGAAAAGGCGCTGGTCGCAAGAAGATCAGCGAACAAGGTAGGACTATCCGAGCAAGGGTAGCACCTATCCATGAGCAAGCATTGACCTTGGCAGGGAATGGTTCCTTGTCTGAGGGAATAAGACGTTTAGCAGAGAAGCATTGGAGATTAATTCATGGAGAGCAGCCCCGACAAAGCAATTCAGTATTTGATCGACACCGCACCCTTGTACGCCCAAGCGAAGTCGGAGCGCCTGTACTTGGAGGAGTTCCGAAAGTCCAAGAAGGCTCACCTGATGAGCCAGGCAGGGACGGAAGTGTTGGGTAAACAAGAAACCTTTGCCTATGCCCATGAGGAATACATCCAAGTGCTAGAGGGCATAAGAGCTGCCGTGGAAAAAGAAGAGAAGTATCGGTGGCTGATGACCGCTGCCCAAGCAAGGATCGAGGTTTGGAGAACCAACCAATACTCAGCTAGGATGGAAATCAGGGCAACCCAATGAATAACAAGCTGAACAACAAGGAAAGATTCCACCTAGCAAGGGTGAAAATGCTTCCCTGTTCAGTATGCAATAAGTCAGGACCATCAGAAGCCCACCATTATAAACAAGGTCTTCAATATACCTGCATAGCATTATGTCAAGACTGCCATACTAATTCTATTCTTGGATGGCATGGTCAAAAGAGAATGTGGCATATTAAGAAAATGGATGAGATTGACGCACTAAATAATACAATTAAGAGATTATTAGAAAACCAATCTGAAAATGAAAGTCCTTTCTAATTCCAAAAGTTTCAAAAACTTTGAACTTTCAAAAATTGGTTAACTCGACTTTCTAAAAAGTAAATGCCACTTTTTTATAAAACACCCATTTATTAGGGTAAACCCTCGGTTTTTGTAAGTTAGCACTCACTTCGCAAAAATATGTAAGTTGGCGCTCACTTCGCTAAACTAGAAAACAGCGCATGAGACACAATCTAAATATATCCCTAGAATGCCACAAAACCCGTTCTAAGCGCTTTTTTTGCTTAGTGCATGGATAGTATGCATGAAACCATGAAAAGCGATTCTAGGCGGTTTAAGGCAATTTGCATGATGTGAGCGCTCACTTCAAAAACACTATCAAAAAAACCCGCATATTGCAGCGGGAATTTTGGAAAATGCTTTTTAGATGCTATCGATCAAAACCCAGAATTCCTCGATATAGCAGCATTTTTGCATTTTGAGATTGTGCAAAGCATGGCAAAAAATCATTCCAGCAATGACACAATCAATTTGCATTAGGGTTTCATTTTCGCTTGTTATAACACCCACAGCGCCCGTTTTCATACTGTAGGTTCCTCAATTTCCAGCCATTCCTCGATTATTTCCGTTCCAGCGCATAACGTGGCCCGAATGCTATCGATTGCCATGCTTGCAGCATATTTTTGGAATTTATCGCTTTGTATGTATGCTTCAAGTACAGTTAAAGCCCCGAAAACGGAATTTATGTCATTGATCCCTTGATAAATCATAAAATCATTCAAAATTTTAGGGTGTACTTTAGGTGTTTTGGGTTTTCTAGTAGTCATTTTTTGGCCTTTTAATGTAGTTCGTAAGAGATAACGCTGTCGGACCAACATTCCCGACAATCTAAGCAAGCCCCGTTTTGCTGTGGCGCTTTGCATGGTGAACCCATAGGGGTTTTCGTATGCACGTTAGATGCTGTAATGCCTGGCACGTTTTGCAAACTAACGGGGATCTGCACGGGTTTATCGGGATACATTGCCGATAATCGAATAGTCAAATTTTTAGGAACCGCTTTTTTTCCATGCTTTGCTATGAATTCCTTGATTGTCCCGTATTCCCTTGTCGGTAGCCAATGGCGGGTGTCGGGTGTTGCTAAGCAAACCGCTACAATTTTCTCTAAGTGTTCAAGGTTCTGCAGATCTCCGCTATCGTGAAAACGAAAAAACGGATCTTTCCCAATATGGGCCACCATGCCCGACACCCAAAATTCCCCGTTGATACTATCGAGACGGGAAAATTGAGCGGGTTTAATGTTTTTCTCATACATTTTGTAGAACCCCTTATCCGCATAACATTTTGAGCATATTGAACCCTCAATTTGCGCCATTTTGAAACCCGTTTTACATGCTTCGGTCGGTAAACTGTAGGATCTGCACGGCATTTTTGACGTTGACGTAAGGGAACCGCAAACGATAGCCGCCTGGGTTTTTGTCATTGACACAATGGGAATGATTTTCATAATTGACACCTATTAAAAAAAGAAAAGAGAGATTAAATTGTGCAACACCCACAACATGGTGCATCGATGCAGCGCCCGTTTTTGTTCCGATAGAACGTTGACGGGCCTTGTTCACCATAAAAAGTGATTGTGTCGCTATCGGGTTCTAATACGGCCCGTTTTGTGGCGGTATCGTATAGGATCCAGTCGCCTACATTGATAACCGCATTCGATTGTGAACACTTAGAACGGAACCTTGAGCGCATTTTTTTAAGCATGGGCGGCCCCTATTAATTCCAAGGGATCAATAATTGTGCAGCGGTTCACATGGTAAGCGCTGGCCCTATAGGTGGAACCCGAAGCGCCCAAAACCTTAACATGCCAACCACGTCTAGGGCCAGCGGGTGAAATTAGTTCGAATTCCCGACCATGCGGAGAAAATTTAACGATATCCCCTTGTTTTACTTTGGTTTTGGGTTTGCGCTTTGCATTCTCTCTGCATTTATTCCGCCATTTAAGCGCCCATTGTGCAGATTGTCTAGCGTCTAGCGGATCAATCGGGGCCAGTTTGTCTAGCAGATCAATCATTCGAACGGGCGCTGTAGCAGAGTAAGGCCCACAATTCTCCGTCAATTCCTTATAGCCGAATTCACCCTTAGAACGTGAGAATTGAACGACAACACCATAGAAAACGGGATCATTGCCAGGGGTAGAGAATTTGCAAACCGCATAGAACACGTTTCCCTTAGTGGCCTTGTCTATAAATTCCCATGATGCGCCACTGTCATTAGATCCCGTCAATTCACGGGTAAGGATATCTGCAGCTTTTAAGCTGGCATTGTCTAAAAATGATGTATAGCCCATGTTGATCCCCTTACTTAACCAAAACGTCAAAGTAAGACAATAGCCCAATGCATAAGGTTAAACCTATACCAATAGCGGTTAAGAGATCAAGTAAATTTTCTTTCAAGTATTTCATGTTGACACCTATTAGTGGATACGTTCCGATTGAACGTGCATTTATAGTAGCAACAAAAGAAAAGAAAAGTATAGGTACAAACCCTATGTTCAACAACTTTAAACCCTTACGTATAAACCCTAATATGCTTTGAATTTGTAGCCACAATTGAGAAAAGAAAACAAGGGGAAACCCATAACAAGGGATCCAGTTATGTAAGGGGATAGACAAGGGGAATGTATAAGGAACATAAGGGGAACGGATAACGTAAGCATTGATAGACCTACATTTAAAACATTGATAGAGAAACCTTTTACACACCGACACAATCAATCCCTACACACCCATGAGACAAGATGCGAATGCGAATCATTCTCATTTGCGTTACTGTATAAAAACACAGTAGGGTTTACCCTATTAGGGTTTCTACCTAGGGGTTTACCCTTAAGGGTTTTCCCTATTAGGGTAGGGTTTACCCCCCCCTTGAGTAAAAGTGAGGGGGTGCTGTGGCAGGGGACATAAACACATATCAATCTAGCATTCAATTGACAGATAGACCCCCTTACATATATTTGCGATAATTGGCCATAGTCAAAAAAATTTTTGGAGTAGTTATGGCTGAAAAAGGTTTATTGGGATACTTCACAGGTCAGGGGGAGACTAGGCCGAATAGTTTGGCTGAGAGTAAGAACCCTGTTCAGTATTTAATGCAGTTAGCCTCTGAGAGGCCAGAGTACGCTGCTTTGGCTGAGTATTTGCAGTCTAGGAATGCAATGCCACCTATTTCATTTGGATACCTACCTGAGGGTTCTTCTGGTCAATTTGTGCAGCGTGGGATTTTTAGTAATAGTGATACCCCAAATACTGGAAAAGTTAATTTAAGTGATGCGTTTGTAAGAAGGGGTTATGACCCAACAAATGCCATTCCTACTTTGACGCATGAATTAACCCATGCGACTCAGAAAGAAATGGATAGTCAAATAAGGCAGAAGGATATTGTTAATCCTGAGGCAAAACAGCAGTTTTTGGACGCATACAGAAAACTTAGCTATGACCCGTCAAAGAGGGGTAGAAATGCTTTTGGAGAAGGTGCATTAGCCAATAAGTTAAATCCTGAGTGGACTGCTAAGAATGAGGAATACAGAGCCTCTGTTGGCGAATTACCTGCCTGGGCTATGGGCGATGTTGCAAATAGAAACCCATTTGTTCAATATGATTCATACAAACCCCCAGCACACTTAAATGCCACATTAGCTACTGAGCGTCAAATTCTGTTGGATCTAGCCACAAGAGATGCCAAGAAGAATCCAAACAAAAGAAATAGATAGCCAAAAAAATTTTTTGTTATAGTATGGTTTTGAATTTGTGGACACGAAATGAGAATCAAGATCAGGACGAACACTTCACCGAAGATAGAAGAGTTATCTGAGATTACCTTGGTAAACCAGATTGGATACGCCAAGAGGAATGGCTACGATTGGGAGTCCTATGTATTTGACTATGCCAGGCACAATGAAGTGGTCATGGACGATATGTTGGTTGAGAGAAGCTATACAGAGTGTGGATGTCTTGATGTTTGTGGGGGCTGATGTGATGTTCACCAATTGGTCTATTAAGGTTGAGGACATCCTAAGACCTGGTGATAGTGTTGTGGTTGCCAGAGAGAAGGGTGGGTGGTGGCCTGTTAATAATGATGTGATGATTTATGTGAATAATGAGAAGACATTAGCCTATATAGACAGAATGATTAAAGACCATGATATTTGGAAGCAATATGTCTGGAGACAACAGCAGCATTTATGGAATCTGATTATTGAGGATAAAGATATTCGGGGTACTGTGAGACTAGTCGAGGCTCAAGTAATGAACCAGAGTATGAAGAATTGGCAGATTGGTGACTATATTGTCCACTTCTATGGGATGCCGATTAAAGAGAAGATAGAAAATGCTAGGGCTATAAGTGTTTTATTCCCTGATGGCATACCTGTCTTTAAACAGAATAATAATTCAATGGTTCCACATACTGCCGACTAAGGAGAATATATGGCTGGCTTTCCAATGAGAAGAGCGTTAGAGAAGAAGATTGAGACACTTGGGGGGATAGAGTTCGTTACCGCACACATTGCCCAAGGAATGACCATAGGGCGTTTGGCTGAGTTCATTGAGTGTTCTAGACCCATGCTCTCATTCTGGATCAACCATACTGATGAGCGTAGAGATGCGGTCCTAAAGGCGAGAAAACTCAAGGCTGAGAAACTGGCAGAAGAGGCTCTAGAGATTGCGGATGAGGCTGATGAGACAAGTAATAGTGGAGTGAATAAAGCCAGGCTGCAAGTCGATACCCGTAAGTGGATGGCCTCTAAGCTTGACCCTGAGAACTATGGAGACACCGCCAAGACCCAAGTCAATATCAGTCTAGGTGATCTGCACCTCCAAGCCTTAAAGCATATGGGTAAGGCTGAAGTGATCGAAAACCATGAATAACCCCTTTATCGAGTTTATTAAGCTTTACAGGAATGACCCTAATAGGTTCGTTAAAGAAGTTCTCGGAGTAGAGCCTGATGAATGGCAACAAGACTTTTTAACCGCAGTAGCCTCTGGTGAGCGAAAGATAATCATTCGGTCTGGCCACGGAGTAGGAAAGTCCACGACTGCTTCTTGGGCAATGCTTTGGTTCCTGTTGACTAGATACCCTGTCAAAGTGGTGGTTACTGCCCCCACTTCTGCCCAACTTTATGATGCTTTGTTTGCCGAACTAAAGAGGTGGGTCAAAGAACTGCCCCAACCCATCCAAGACTTACTCGATGTCAAACAAGAAAGGATTGAGCTAAAGGCTTCCGCTACCGAAGCATTTATCTCTGCTAGAACAAGTAGAGCTGAACAACCCGAAGCTTTACAGGGTGTTCACTCGGATAACGTCATGCTCGTAGCAGATGAGGCTTCTGGTGTTCCAGAGGCAGTATTTGAGGCTGCTGCGGGTTCTATGTCAGGCCACAATGCTTTGACCATACTCCTGGGAAACCCTGTTAGAAGTTCTGGGTTTTTCTTTGACACCCATAATCGACTTAAAGATGAGTGGTGGACAAAGAGAGTATCATGTGAAGACTCTGCTAGGGTTAGCAAAGAGTACATTGATGATATGAAATCTCGCTATGGCGAGGAATCTAATGCCTACAGGATCAGGGTTCTGGGTGAGTTTCCAAGGAGCGATGATGACACGATTATTCCTATGGAGTTACTTGAGTCTGCTAAACACAGAGACACAAGAGCGTATGAAGATGCTCCGATTGTCTGGGGACTTGACGTTGCTCGGTTCGGCTCTGACTCGTCAGTTTTGTGTAAGCGTCAATCCAATGTGGTTCATACACTAGAGAGGTGGAGAAACCTAGACCTCATGCAATTAACAGGTGCGGTGGTTGCTCAGTACGAAGCCTGTGACCACAAGACTCGCCCAGCAGAGATTCTGGTTGACTCTATCGGCCTCGGAGCTGGTGTTGTTGACAGACTCAGAGAACTAAAACTACCCGCCAGGGGAATTAATGTGTCCGAAAGCCCCGCTATGGGTGGCACTTATTTGAATCTAAGGGCTGAACTTTGGCATAAAACCAAGGCTTGGCTAGAGAAACGGGACTGCAAGATACCCAATAACGAAGATTTCATTGGTGAACTGGCGACTGTAAGGTACACCTTTACATCCAATGGCAAGATAAAGATCGAGTCTAAAGATGATATTCGTAGACGGGGATTGAAATCTCCCGACATGGCTGATGCTTTTGTCTTGACATTTGCCTCGGATGCCGCCACCATCTCTTGGGGGTCTAACAATTCTTGGAGTAAACCGATTAAAAGGTTGATCCGAGGTTTGGTCTGATTGCCGTTGCCATTTTGAGCCACCTTAAATAAGTGGCTCTTTTTTTTATTAGCACAATATGGTAGTATTGACAAACCTTTTAGGAGATTGCTATGAAAATGGATCAAGCAGCCAAGAAGATTGGCAAAGTGATGGGCGAATACAAGCGAGGCAAGCTCAAGTCTTCCTCTGGTGACAAGGTTAAATCCCGTGACCAAGCTGTCGCTATCGCAATGAGCGAGTCTCGTGCTATGCCAAAGCGTGGTGGTCGTACTGCAACTAATCGGAGCAAGAAATGAAAGCTGGACTTTATGCCAATATCAATGCCAAACAAGAACGAATTAAAGCTGGCTCTAAAGAAAAGATGCGAAAGCCTGGCACTAAAGGTGCGCCAACTGCTAAAGACTTTAAGCAAGCGGCTAAGACTGCTAAAAAGAAATGATTAAGCGTGGTTCGGAAGAGTTTTCTGGCTACAACAAGCCAAAGAAAACTCCTAACCACCCAAAGAAAAGCCATGCAGTATTGGCTAAGTCTGGTGACGAAGTGAAATTAATTCGCTTTGGTCAACAAGGTGTTTCTGGTAGTCCTGATGGATCTAAAAGAAACGAAGCATTTAAAGCCCGTCATGCTCAGAATATTGCCAAAGGCAAAATGAGTGCAGCGTTCTGGG